GTGCTAATCATCTCCCCACATCCTATCTGGTTCCCCGTCGTAGTCTACTAGGTCGTCAAGTGTATCCTCGTCAAGTTCCTCGTACTCATCATCTAACTCGAATACATCATCATTTAATGGTGGCTCGTAACTCATGCGCTTACCTCCTGTTCTAGGTCAAAGACAGCATAGTCGGCAAACTCCTGACCATACTCATCTACTGTGATGTTGTACGCAATCTTAAGTGCTTGGTCTTCCGACTCTACATCTTCGATAGTAAGCCACTCTTCATACTTCACTCGTACTCGTATACTGTTTACCATTATGCTACCTCTCTTAGTAGTAATCGGACTTGCGCTATGCGTGCATTATGTACACTCTCATGCTTGGAAATGTACAATGCTGGTGTACTTGTTAGCACTTGTAGATAGTCAATTAAGACTTCCCGTAGTTGCTCTCGTTGTTCTGTGGTCATGATGCTCCTATCCTGCGTTCCATGAGGGTACAAATACTCGGTACACCTCTACATTAGTTAGTTCTTTGCCCCACTTAAGTGCTTCTTCTTGCGTGTTGAATGGTCCGTAGTGGACGAGTCCGTCGACAGTTTGTGTCGAGGTAATCCACCCAGCCACCCACATTCCCTTGAACGGGTCTGTCTGTTCGGCTAACCGAACGCTAGAATCCGAATGAGTCATTGTAGTATCCACTTACTCTCCCCTTTACATTGTAGGCATACTTGTCCTTCTCTGGTGTCCAGCATAGGCATGTGTCCTGATACATGCCATTGCAATCGTAGCATGTGAAACACATCTCACAGTAATACGGATTGGAATCTATCTCTGGGATACCCAAGCAATGAGCGCACTCAGTAATGTATCCGCTTTCTTCGTAACCGCTATCATTGAGCGCCGTAGTCGACGCTTGACTGGGCAATCCTAGATAACTACCCCATGTAGATTGCTTGTAAGTAGAGTTAGACCACCACATGCCTTCGTCGTCCCAGAAGCCTGAACTTTCGTTGATGATGTAGCATGTCTCCTTAGCGTTAGGGTCTAGGGTGAACACTACAATCTTGCTACCTAACGACCACTTGCTAACCATAGCCCACACATGGTCGTCATCAAGGGCAGTAACACCACCCATAGCAGGTAATGTATCCTCTGCAAAGATGCGCGTGTCACTTCTGCGGTCACCTGCTGAGATGTTGATGTCAAGAATACCATTGTGTGCTAGGTAAGTATCGTAACTATTCTTGACCTTGAATGGGTGACAGTTCTCCTCATTCTTGACACCATGCGTAGCATAGCGAGCGTGGAACATAGCATAACTAGACGGGAACTCTTTGCGTACTTCTAGGAATTGTTTGATTACTTTCTTACTTGACATGCCACGACCTGTGACAATGCCATAAGGCGTGATGACTGCAAAGCCGAAGCCATGCGGATTATTACATGATGCACATTCCAAGTCCTTCTTACGAGGCGTGGAATTAGGCGAGGCTACAACGAGTAGACACATTTAGTTGCTCACATTCTGTTCGGCTAACCGAACGATAGGTAGTTTATTCATACGTTCATTGAGTTCTGGATACAGTTCTATATTTTCTGCAATGTAGGACATGAATTGGCTTTGGTGCAGAGCACCATTGCGCACATCTTGAACAGTAAGGGTTCGGGTGTACTCAACGCTGGCATGCGCTAAGTCTATCTGGGCTTTGATGGTGTTACCATTGACGCTACCTCGGAAGATACGCATCTCTAGTGTCTCTCTGTTATTGGTATTGACTGCTGAATAGCGGTCACTATTGTAATCTGTACTTAACTTGTGCTTGAATTGTCGCGTAGTGGTAATTTCGTACCCTGTATCCTCGCTCCATAAACGCTCACCATTACTATCGCGCTTGTAATCATTGCGATAGATGTCTGTGAACTTAGCCCATTGGTCAGAGGTGCGACCAGCAAGCGTTGAGTAGAACTCAGGATTAGAATACACAAGGTTGAGGAAGCGGTGCATGTGCGCACCACCATTAAACCCTGTGCGTGAGATGTGAATGTGCAAACCACATGTCTTGGTATCCCATGACTTGACTCGGTATGCACTGTTGCTACGCAACTGTTCTAGTGTATCCCATAACTCTTGTGCTTCATTCTTGAAGAACTCATGAGACATAGGGTGTGTGACTATCTCGAAGCCACTATTAAGTGAGCCGTCATGCTTAAGATAGGCTAGGTCTAACGCTTCTAGTTGGTGTGCATAAGTAGAGGCTTCACGCAGGTTATGACCTGCTTCTACCTCTATCTCTAGACCGAAGAACAAGCGTTCATTCTTATCTACACTATGGAAGATAGCATCAGGTCTGTAACTGTAATCGTGAATGATACGACCACCTTCATCATCTGAACAACTATCGCAACCATCAGAGTTCCATTCATCACATGAGTCGCACCAGTAGGCATCATTGAGGCACATCTCGCACCAATGCTCCTGTCGGTCTGATACATAGGAAGTGCCGTATGAATTGTATTCCTCACATGATTCGCACCAATAAGCACGATTCTCGGTACATGAGTTACACCACATGTCGCCGTCAACTACATGAAAGTCGTCATTGGTAGAGCCTATGTTGTCACATCTATAACATGTTTGTACGCACTCGCTACATACAATGTCCTCATAGATAGTTGTAATCGCATCATCTTCCGTCATGTCGATTAAACATACCGCACACGATACAGAGACTTCTTTGATTTCATCTGTCATTTGATTACCTTTCTCGTTCGTTTAACCGAACAACCTGAACCATTGCGCTTTGCAATAGTCTTATTCTATCATGCATTTATTTTACTGTCAATCATGGCATCATTCATGCGTGAGCGAATGTCCTGCATTTCAGACACCAATGCCTTAAAGTCGTTACGCTTGTGACCTTCTTCTTGCATGCGCAAAGCACCCATAATGGCACTCCACTCACGCTCGGAGAGTTCAATAGTAATCATCTCTGGTAACTCATAACAGTCTCATAGACAGCATCATCTAATTGACCGATAAGTTCTGACCACTCGCTCTGCGACAGGTCATGCCCAAGAATTTCCTGGACAAGTTGATAATCTAGTCGGGATTCCCATAAGTTTGTGTCGGAAATCGCGTTGGCTACGAGTTCATCTGCGGTTGGGTACATGATTACCACGCTCCACGAATACGCTTAGCAAGGCGAAGCACTACGACTACACCAAGAATAGTAAGCCATGCTCGGTGCATTAAGTACAGGTCACCGAAGTATGTCTCAATGTTGATACTCCATTTGCTTATCTCTAAGTTGAACAGTTGCATTTACTTACCTTTCGATTCGTTCGGTTAGCCGAACAGGATAACAATTTGTTATCACGCGCTCACCGCTGGACTCGCACCAGCGTAACTACCTATCGTGAGCCACCAGCCTACACCTGCCCAAATTCAGGGTAGGCTATCCGCTTAAGGCTTTAGTATAGCATGGATAGAACTTTAGGTCAAACACCCATTTCATCAGTATTTTCGAGAATAAACTCGTTGAGTTCTAGAGCGTCAATCATTTCGCGTAAGGCTGTGTAACCCATACGAAAATCTCCTACTTTTTGGCGTTCTTGCATTTTGTTTAGCAACTCCTTGAAGCGCTTTTTACCTGCTTCCCACTCTATGTCTATCTCATCATAGGTGGCGCAATCATGCATGTCTTTCATTGTGACTCCTTATTGGAAGCCTCAGCCATAGCACGCACACCGCGTTCATGGCGTTCTTGCTCTGCACGCTTCTCATTTAAGATGTTGGTCTGTACTTCTAAGTGAGTGATTAACTCATCTAGGTTTAGCATTTCGTTCTCACTTTCTATTCGGTTAACCGAACAACGATTGTCGGTTCTCAGTAAGTATAACTCTTGCTGATAGACACTAGTCTAGCATGGATAGAAGTTCTTGTCTATCACCATTCGGTTAGCCGAACGGGGGCAGGTCGCTGGCGTGCATCAGTGGCTGGGAAGTTTGTGTCGGATTAAGTTGTTGCCGTTGCTCGGGCTATTCGGTTTGTGTTGGTTTGTGTCGGGACGACCAAAATTTTTGGACAAAAAAATAACCCCCGCTTTCGCGGGGGCTACTTTCTTTCTGCTTATGCGTTAATCATCTTACCCTCTAGAACTGCATGGATTTCCGCGATTTGGTCCTGCTGGTTTTCGCTTAACCCTGCAAAATCTAGCGCGGTGAAGTAAGCGAGGATTTCCGCGAGGGTATCCTTTGGAGCCTTTGCAGACTTCTCAGCCTTTGGAGCCTTTGCAGACTTATCGTTCTTGTTCTTGCGAACTGTTGCGATTTCTTTCTGGAGCGCATCTAGTGACTTAATCTGCTCACCATTTCCCGCGCCTAGTAGGTCGTATGAGGCTGATGCGGTTGATAATTGCTTAGCGATTGGCAGGGCGCGGAAGTCCGCATGCAGGGCGCGGAGTTTCGACCATGTAGGCAGGGCGGGCGCGTGAGATGACTTCACGAATGAGGACACTTTGCCCGAATCCTCTAACCCTTTGATGAACTTCTTTTGGTCGTTCACAGATAAGCGACTTTCAAGAACCATAGTTGCGGATAGGTTTTCGATTGCCTTGATGATTTCACTTTCTGACTTTGCAGAAGTTGAGCAGACCGAAACCCATGCCGAGGTGAGTTTTGGAGCCTTAATTACGATTGTGTTCTTTGGTGCTTTCTTTGCTGTTGCTGTTGTCATTTGGGTTTTTCCATTTCTATTCGGTTAGCCGAATGAGGCGGAGTTGCCTAATTCGTTACACGAATCCTACCATCAAAAAAGGTTTTGCAACACCATGCAGGGCAGGGCAGGGCTAGGCGTGTTGAGCGTGGCGCGTGAGCGTGAGCCTGTGCGGAGCGCGTGGCGTGGGGTCTGTTCGGTTAGCCGAATGGCAAAAGAAGCTTTAGGTCAGGGATAAGTAGTTGAAGTTTCAACTATCTATTGCATCTCTTTGCGCTGCAATTTATTTATTTATTGCGGGGGAATCTATTTATTAAACACTCATGCAGATAGTTACTTATTCACAATTCATTCACGCATAACAATAAGCGCATAACAGGCGCATAAATGCGCATCTTTGACCCGAGGTTTATTAAAAACGCGTTCGTATGTATATATATACTCCCATAATAATTTTCTGTTATATTTAATACCCCCCTCAGAGTACCTAAAGTACTCCTCGGAGAGTGTGACGTACGTCACATCGTACGCATACAGAGAGGGGGTCTGGGAAAATACTTTCCCAACCCACTCGGAATTGACCCGTTTGAACGGGTCTTCTATAGTATATAGATAATATATACGGAGTCGCTCCGTTTAAGACTCCGCTCCTCCTATATATAATATAATTTTTGAATTTTTTATCAGAATGCCCCCCTTATGCCGTTTCTAAGAGGCGTTAAATCGGCGTTATTGGACGGGATATATAATGGGTCGAAAAGCAGGAAAACAGTCCTTTAGCAAGGACGAGGCACAGGCTAAAGTACTAGCCCTCCTAGAACAGGGTGCCACTATTACAGCCGCTATGGCCGCCGTGGACCGTCAGGACACCGCCTTCCGCCAGTGGTCTATGCAAGATGCTGACTTCAAGGAAAAGGCTGACAAAGCCCGCCTTGCAGGCAAGGGCATTAAACAAGATTTAGCAGAACTTAAGGATATGCCTTTCCATGAGTTCTCAGAGCAGTTCCTTGGGTCTAAGTTATTTAACCACCAACTGAACTGGATTGACCTAATTGAGGGTAATACCCCTCGTTGGCTACCGCCTGGTATGACCTACGAGATGGGAGACCCCAACCGTGTGCTCATCAACGTACCACCCGAGCACGCCAAGTCAACTACTATCACAACTAACTATGTGACATACAAGATTGTGACCAACCCTAATACGCGAGTAATCATCGTTTCTAAAACCCAGGGTATGGCTCGCAAGTTCCTAGGCGCTATTAAGACGCGCCTTTCCCACCCAGGCTACATGAAGTTACAGACCGCTTTCGGTCCTAACGGTGGGTACAAGGCGGACGCAACACAATGGTCCGCCGATATGATTTATCTAGGCACAGGACGTGACTCAGGTGAAAAGGACCCTACAGTCCAAGCACTGGGCTTTGGTTCTCAGATTTACGGAGCACGTGCAGATTTAATTATCCTAGATGACGTGGTGATGGGTTCTAACGCTCATGAGTGGGAAAAACAAATTGAGTGGTTGCAAAAGGAAGTTATAACCCGTTTGGGACGACACGGTAAATTAATCATAGTTGGTACCCGTGTAGCCTCTGTTGACCTATACAAGATGATACGTGATGGCTCACAATGGACAGGTGGCAAAACCCCCTTCACATATTGTGCTATGCCTGCCGTATTGCAGTTTGATGAGAAACCTAAGAATTGGCAAACCCTCTGGCCAGAAACTGACCAGCAAGAAAATGATTTGGATGACGTACTTGAAAATGGCTTATACCCCAAATGGGATGGACCCTCGCTCTTTAAGCGTCGCTCTGAGGTCGCTCCGTCGGTTTGGGCTATGGTATACCAACAAGAAGACGTCCAAGAAGACTCGATATTCTCTCCAACCTGTGTGGCTGGCTCAGTCAACGGAATGCGAAAAAGAGGACCTCTAAAACCAGGTGCTCCAGGACATCCTCAGCATGTTGAGGGTTATACCATCATCGGACTTGACCCTGCTATGGCAGGTGCTACAGGTGCGGTGGTGTGTACCTACAACAGAGCAGATGGGCGTATCTACGTTCTAGATGCTGTCAATATGACAGAGCCAACTCCTGCTAAGATTCAGAACCTCATCGAGGACTGGGTTGAGAAGTACAGACCGCAAGAACTGCGTATTGAAATTAACGCACACCAGAAGGCTTACGCCCTGGATGATAACTTGCGTAACTTCCTTGCAGGGTACGGCACACAATTAAATTCACACTTTACTGGTAAGAACAAGTGGGACACCTCCTTCGGTGTGGCTTCTATGGCTACCCTCTTTGGCAATACCCGCGATGGTCGTTTCCAGGATAACAACATTATTGAACTACCAAGCAATGAAGGTTCTGAAGGTCTGAAGACTTTAGTACAGGAACTCATTACTTGGAAGCCAGACACTAAGAACCCAACTGACGTCGTTATGGCTTTATGGTTTGCAGTAATTCGCATTAGAGAAATGATGCAACGCTCAAGCCAAGCATCACAGTACGCAAATAACAGATGGGCGACCCGCGCTCAGGTTGAACGCAGATTCGCAATCAACTTAGATGACGCATTCGCTGACCAATGGTCACAACAATACAGTTAGGATAACAATGGCATTATCGATGGAACAGGTAGCAGCACGCGTTGAAGCGTTACGTTACCGTAATAGCGAGCGCGATGCTCGCAACCAAGATGTCCTTGCAGTCCGTAAGGGTCAAATTTCACAGGTTTACCCTGACTTCTTTCCAGACGGTGTAGATGCTAACGTAGTTGCTAACTTCATTGATGTTGTAGCACGCGACCTATCCGAGGTCATGGCTCCACTCCCAGCAGTAAACTGTTCAGCGGCTAACTCTGTCAGCGACAAAGCACGTGCTTTCGCTGATAAGCGTACCCGTATTGCATCAAACTACTTTTCACACTCTGACCTATCAGTACAGATGTACTCAGGTGCAGACTGGTATCTAACATATGGTTTCGTTCCATTCATGATTGAGTTGGACGAAGAAGCAAGGATGCCGCGTATCCGCATAGAAAATCCGATTGGGGCTTACCCAGAATTCGACCGCTATGGACGCTGCGTTGCATTTGCTAAAAGATATATAATGACACTTGGAGAACTGGTTTCTCAGTTCCCTGAGTATGAGCGCGAACTACTTGGCGCTAATGGATACAAGCAGGACTTGTACTCACAGGTAGAGATGATTCGGTACTACGATAAAGACCAATCATTAATCTATTTACCAACCAAAAAGAATTTAATTTTATCTTACGCGGCTAATCCCCTTGGTAAGATGATGGTTGTCGTGGCGCGTAAGCCGTCTATTGATGGCGAACTGCGTGGACAATTCGACGACGTATTAGGTATCCAACTTCTCCGCAACCGTTTCGCCTTATTGGCAATGGAAGCAGCAGAGAAAAGTGTTCAAGCACCAATTGTACTACCTCAAGACGTTCAAGAACTCCAGTTGGGTGGCGATGCGGTTATCCGTACCGCCAACCCTGCTGGCGTTCGACGTGTCGAATTAAATATTCCAGCAGGCGCGTTCACAGAACAAAACCTACTTAACCAGGAACTTCGTGCAGGTACTCGTTACCCAGAAGGACGTTCAGGTAACATCGATGCAAGCATCGTTACTGGTCAAGGCGTACAAGCACTCATGGGTGCATTTGATACACAGGTCAAGTCAGCACAGGCAATCTTTGCATCATCACTACGTGATGTTATTAGCATGTGCTTTGAAATTGACGAGAAGATGTACCCAGAAGAGAAGACCATTCGTGGCGTAGATTCTGGTTCTCCTTACGAGATTACATACAAGCCATCAAGAGATATTAAGGGTGACTTCTCTGCAGATGTACGTTATGGTATGCTTGCTGGTCTTAACCCAGCACAGGGACTTATCTTTATGCTACAGGCTTTAGGTGGCGGTCTTATCTCTAAGGATATGGCTATGCGTGAACTGCCATTTACAGTTAACGTAACACAGGAACTTGAAAAGATTGAAATTGAAAGTATGCGTGCATCACTCCTTGGTGGCATTACTGCAATGGCTCAGGCTATTCCAGCAATGGCTACATCAGGTGGAGACCCTGCATCTATCGTAACTAAGATTGCGGGAGTTATTACTGCTCGTCAAAAGGGTACAACTCTTGAAGACGCTGTTGCAGAAGCATTTGCTCCTGAGCAACCAGTTCCTCCTGTTGGGGCTGCACCTTCCCCTGTTGAGCAGCCGTCCCCTGTTCCAGGCGCGGCTCCAGCAGGAGGCCTTCCAACAGAAGCACCAATGGGTATGCCAGCACCAACACCAGCACCAGATATCCAAACAATTTTATCTACCCTTAGTGGTAGTGGCAAGGCAACGGGACGAGTAACAACTAGGGGATAAAATGACTACGCTAGTAGCGATACAGGGTGACGGATGGTCGGTATTAGGATGTGATTCCCGTTTAAGCGATGAGCATGGACGCTTTCAAGTAAGCAAAACACCAAAGATTGTAGAAAATAATGGTGTATTAATTGCTGGATGTGGTTCATCTCGCGCTAGTAACGTATTACATTATGGCTATGTGCAACCTAAGCCAACTATAAAAGAAGATTTAAATACTTATATGACACAGAAGTTCATTCCGCAAATGCGCAAGAACTTTGTTGATGCAGGTATTGACATGAAAGAGGACGGCGATGTTGCACAAAACGAAGGTGGATTCCTCATCTCAATCAAGGGGCAAGTTTTCTCGATTTCTGATGATTATTCTTGGGATACCGATGTTCGTAATGTATACGTTATGGGTAGCGGTGGCGATGTTGCCCTCGGTGCATTGGCAGCGTTGGGTGTGGAAAAAGTAAAGACAATTAATCAAGCAGAGACAATGATTCGTAAAGCAATTGCTATTGCGATTCAATACGATAATATGTGCTCTGAACCAATTCATACATTTAAACAATTTAAGTAGGAGGAACAATGGTCAGTGGAGGAATGCGCCCAGATGCGCCGCAGAATAACCCTGCCAACGTTTCAGGCACAGGTGGTGCTGGACAAAGTGGTAACTACACAGGCTTTGCCTATGGACAGAATAAAGCAATCAACCAAGACCGTGTGGTAGGCAATCAAGCAGTGAAATCTATTAAAGCATCAGAAGTTTCAGCACCATCAGAACCTTACGGTGGAATGAATTTCCCAGAACTTGGTACAATATTTGACCCAGATACCAACCCAATGGAACCTATGACTACAGGTGTAGATGGTTTCCGTGGTGCTGGTCCAGAAGCATTGCCTAAGAACCTGCAGAATAACACTCGTCCAGACGAGAATGCAATGATTGCAAAGCAGTATCTACCAGATTTGGTAATTGCTGCACAGTCTAAGGACGCACCAGATTCATTTAAGCGTTTCGTTAACTTCTTAATGGCACAATAATGGCAGATGTAACATTCATGCCTGGCAGTTTCTTTGATAACGTAGACAAGTTTGCAACTTCACTTGGTTATCAGAATGCAGGAATAGTATTTGAACTTGCTTTAATACCTTGGAAGTCAATAGATGACCGCGATGCTTTCATTATGGGTGTTACTGGAGAAGACGTCAAAGGCGGACGAGAATATAATTATATTAAACGAGATTTCTAGGAGGTAGCAATGGCTTGGTGGAATGATTTCACAACCTCTATTGCTGCAGTACCTACGGCTCTTAAGAGACTTACAGGTGGCGGAAACTACCTCAGTGATGAAGAACGTGCAAAAGAAGAAACTCTTCATAATACTGTAAAAGATGCACTACGTGGCATTGACTCAAAACTAAGTAATGTACCTGGATTTGGCGTTGGCAAAAAGGTAGTTAAGGGTGTTGGAGATAAGTTACTCCAGGGCGCCGTTACTCTCAACCAAGAAGTATTGTCACCATACATTTTTCGCCCAGTATCAACTGCTGCACTTCTTACAGACTTTCAGTCTCCCCTTTACAAGAAGGGTCAGTACGAAGAAGGCTTTCAGTTTGACGATGTAAAGGCTGCATACAATCGCAGTGCTAAGGTATCTGTAGGTCAAGCACTTACAATGTCGGACATGACACCTATTAGCGGCGTAGCAGCAATGGTTCTACCTATGGGTGGACTAGATGTTAATAAGATTGATTTGTGGAATGACGAGAGTCTAAAACAGAACTTTGTAGATAACGCAGTTGGTCGCTGGTTTACTGGTATTACTGACTTTGCAGTGGGTAACGCAGTACTAGGTGGCGTTGGACGAGTTGCAGTTGCTGGTGGTAAAGTAGGATTTGGCAAGGCTGGTCTTTATACGAAGAACAAGACTGTAGACCAATTAGCAATGGATATGGACAATGGTATCCAGTACGCTAAAACTAATGGTGTTATGGGTTCTCAAACCGTATCAGGAAACCACGCTGTTATACTTGCAGAAAGCAAGGACTGGGGAACTATTACCAACCTTGTATCCAAGTATAGCACTAATGAAAAACTTATTCCGCTTATTCATGAAGCAACAGATGCCGATGCAGTCAAGGATTTATTACTTGCAGACAAGGGTAACATTGCTGCATTAGAGCGCCTTGCTGCTACCTCACCAGATAAGTTGTTTGATTTGTCAAGCACATCGTCTCAGTTGCAGAACAAGTTCTTACAGAATGGCCAAACATACATTCCAGAAGGACCTGCAGTACCACGTTTAAAGTCTGCATTTGATTCTGCCATTGCTAATGAGCCACAGTTTGTAAAGATTCGTGACGCATTCTTTGACCCTGATTACAGTCTAACTCCTGGTGGTAAGTTATACAACCCAATGGAGCCAGTAATTGGCAAGTCTGCTGCTATTCGCGCAGGCGAAAAGATTCGTGAGTTCAAGTCTGTTGCAGCATACCGCGAGTTTGATAAGTTTGCTGATATCTTTGAGACTAAAATTGGTAAGGGTTTTGGACGTGCAACAGTACGTCTAGTAAAGTTTGGTACACGCCAATCAGAGTACAAGCCACTAGGCTTTGTTACATTCTCTGGTGTACGCCCACTTGATGGTCGCGTAGAACTTAACGCATTTCTTAATAACCTTAAGATATTCCAAGATGGTGCAAAGGATATTGAAATTGCTCCAGGTGTATCTGCAAAGGTAGCAGACGTACGTCGTGAGTTTGAATCACGCTACATGAATGCCCTTGGAAAGAATGAAGTAGAAGTACTTGACAGTATTGATGAATCAATTGGTCGTATGCTTGCATACAAGGCTGGTATCTACGATGAACGTGAGATTTCAGCACACATACGTTCATTCCGTGGTAACGTAAACCGTGGTATTGAATCAGTAAAGCAAAATGGTTTTGGTATTGGTCATGATGGAAGCCAGATTCTGGTAGACCCACAGACCATTCGTCAGATGACTGAATCATATCGCTTTACACCTTGGGATGCAATCGAAAGTCAATTCATTGCAACAACTGAAAAGAGTGCTTTAAAGGCTGGCGCTCGCGCTACAGCAAACATTGGTCAGCAAGTATTCCGCGACCTTAACCGTTTATGGACATTTGACGTACTTGTACGTCCTATGTACATTGTTAAGCAGTCGCTGGGTGAGCCTATCGTAAGTGCAACTATTGCACAAGGCATGGAATTTTTATGGCAAGATATGGCAAGCATTGGTAGTAATGCTGCACGTAACTTTGGTAACTGGGGCAGAGGAAAGATATCAAACGTTGCAAATCGCAAGGAACGTATTGCTGTTAACAAGGCAGTTCTTGATAAGAAGCAAATGTACGCTCGCGCAGCAGCCATTAAGGATAATGCACAGGCTTCGCTAGAAGATTTGCTATCTGGTAATACATCTCCTGCAACCAAGGCACAGCATTTAGACGCAGCACGCGAAGCGCTTAAGTCGGCATCATCTATTCTAGATGAGATTGAACTAGATTTACGCTCTGCTGTAGTTCCATTAGGAGTTAAAGAAGCAATTCCAGGTGTTACAACACTAGAACGTCGCATTGCATTTTTAGAATCTAAATCAGCCGCTTCAAGCAAGAAAGCAGAGATTGCAGCAGCAAAGGCTGCTCTTGCTAATTACAGAAATGTTATTAATAAGTTAGCAAGCAATAAGCAGGTTATCATTGATGCTGATAACGCAGTTGCTGCAGCATACCAGAATATCGACAATATTCTTAACGAACTAGGTACAACACTTAAGCAACAAGCAGATGTATTTGGTAAGAGTGCTAGGTTTAAGAAGCGTTATTATTCTAGAGAATCACAATACCGTATGGTTAATGGTCAGTACATGGCGATTGATTCATTCGTAACTGGAGATAAAAACTTTAGCGCAGCAATACGTGCAGAAGTAAGCAACGCACGTACAACTGATATTAACTTCTTGGGTGAACTATCTGTTGGAACGCGCAAATCTCTTATAGAACGCAAAGTCCCATTAGATGTGGTACGTGTATCAGACCCACTATATTTTGGTGAGTTAGAATATATTGCTAACCGCGTAATGCGCGGAGACCCACTTATTGATTTAATTCTAGGTAATACTCCAGTTGCAGAACTGCAACGTTGGGCATCTAGTACTGCAGGTATTCAATACCTACGTGCATTTGATATATTTGACCCTAAAGAGGTTAACTCATATCTTGCAGATAAGATTGCACTAGTTAACCGTACATTCCCATCATTTGAAGCACGTGCTGCAATACTGCAGCGTGAGGTAACAGGACAAGAACTTCAAGGATGGCTTGCTCCTTATGTAGATGAACTTTACGATATTGTACCAAGTAACTATAACTACGGTTCAGCCAACCTTGGTGTTGGCAAGTATGCTGAATTAAGCAATGCTGTTAATAACTTTAGTGCAGGAATCTTCCGTAAAATGGCTAGTGCTGAAAACCCTATCCGTAATGCGTTCTTTGATAACGTAGCGCTAGATGCAATGGCTCGTAAAGCGGAGTACATGATTCAACAGGGTATCGAAATGACACCTGCACGTTGGAACGCACTGCGTCAATCTGCTGGTCGTGAAGCAATTCAGGAACTTGAGAAGACTGTTTACACAGTACGACGTGAGAATCGTTTGCTACATAATGCACGCTTTGCTGTAGCATTCCCAACAGCAACAGTCAATGCTTTTTATCGCTATGGTCGACTTGCAGCAAAGAACCCAGTTCGTGCTACACAGTTTGCATATAACTATGGACGAGTATTCCAGAACTTTGGCGTAGATGAGAACGGTAACCCTACCGAGAATCTAGCAGACATGACTCACCTAATCCTTCCAGGAACCAAAGAAATGGGTCTTGGATACATGGATGAGGGTATTGCATTGAATGCAAAGTCTCTTGGATTCTTACTTAACCAGCCATCTCCATCATTTATTACAGCATTGTCTGTTGGTAAGGTAATGCAAAAATTCCCTGGCACAGAAGAAGGAATTAAGGAAGCGCTTACTATCAATGGTACTAACTACTTTGATATTATTTTTCCTTTTGGAGCACCAACGTCTTTAACTAAGCAGTTGACTCCACCTTGGGCTAACTCATTATGGAACGCAGCAACTGGCAACCAGGGTAAAGCGGATTACTTAGCATCATGGCGTTCAGTATATAACTATCACAAGATGTTAGTTGAGATGGGCGTTACAGATAAGTTCCCATCAGATGCAGAAATTGAAAGAGAAGTAAAGGCTCTATGGGCCGAGAAGTTCATTTCAGGCTTTGCTTCCATCACTGGTGTACCTTTCAAGGTAGAAACCAATCCTATGCGTATGTCAACTAACCTATACTACAAGTTGCTTGAAAAGTACAACAAGATGGGTTATGGAACACAACAGGCACGTGATGCTGCAGGCGATGAGATGCTTGGCATAATGGGTCCTAAGTTTATGCTTGACCGAATCACTTTTACTGGTTCTACAAAGAATATCAGCATCCCAGCAACATACGAAGCATACCAACGTGTATTTGAAGATAACGATGAACTAGTTGGCAAACTTGCTGCAATTGAAAAAGGCGATGTTGGATTGGTAAGTCTATTGACTTCTGACCTAAGCAGAGACCCAGCAGAGCAGTCAGCAAACATTCTTTCTATCTTAAGCAATCCTAACCTTACTCTTCCTGGTACTAGCAAGCGTATTAATGATTTCAAGTTAACACCACAAGAAGTTGAGCGCGAGCGCATGAAGCAGCGTACATGGGACCAGTACAACTTGGTTCGTGATGCACTAGAGGCTAAGATTACTGATGGTAAGACACTGCGTGCTCACCCAGAACTAAAGGCTCCATTGGAGCAGTTAGTAGAGACTACATTTAAGAATCAAAGCCAAGCATGGTATGATGAGTACCAACTATCTGCTAGCGGAGATACATCTTATAAGTATGCTCGAGCATTAACTCTCATCACTCAAGACCCTAAGTTTATGGTCAAGCAGCAGGGTAACCAGTTCTGGAAAGATACTCAGTTATTCATGAAGGCACGTAACATCTTCGTTACCTTCTATCAGTCACTGCCTGACTATGACCCACGTAAGGCTGTAATCCGTGATGGATACAACCAGTGGGTTGCTCAGTATGTGAAGCAGTGGGACCCTAACTTAGAGACTTTAATTAAGAACTACTTTGACAATGACAGTTTGAAGGCGGTTAACTAATGGCAGACAGAGATAAAGACGGTATCGAAGATAACGTTGACATTGATGGTGGCAATGGAACTAATAAACCAGTTTCTGGCACTCCTAACCAGGATGCGGCCGATGAGGCTCTTTTGGCAGGCATCGCACCATTTCTTGCTAGCCTTTTAGCAGAAAACAATAATGCTGGCAAGCCATCAGATACATCACAGTCTTCAACTCAAACATCTGTTACTAAACTAACTTACAACTCAGCCAAGGCGCTTCTTGAAGCGGCTATGAAAGAGGCTGACTTTGTAGGCAAGTTAAGCGCAGATGATATTAAAGACTTTATGAAGGCTTTTGAGACAGAGCAGAACAAGCAAATCGAAAAGATTGTTACATCTGCACGTACCCAAATTAAACCTGGTGCAACTGCAGAAGCACAGAAGAAGATTGTTGAATCTGTTGCTCGTCAAGAGTTCCCATCATTCTTTAAGCCTACAGACTTTGCAAAGAACTTTGTTTATTCAAAGATTGACTTCAAGGACCAAACCAAGTTAGGTGCTAAGTCACTCGATGCTTTTGCCAAGGTTCGTGGATTAGTGGATGCATTCCAACTTCTTGGTGTTACTGAGAATGATATGCGTATTGCAGCAAAAGAAATTGCAATGGGTAATAAGACTATTGAAGACTACAATGTAGAACTACAGCAAATTGCTAGCAAAGAGTATCCACAGTTTGCAGACCGATTTGCTAAAGACCCAACTTTAACTACATACGACATTGCTTCTCCTGTCATTAACATGCTAGCAAAGACATGGCAGATGGACCCAAAGACAGTTAAGATGGATAACCCATTTGTAATGTCTTATCTTAACTATGCAGGTCCAGACGGCAAGGGTCAACAGCCATCATACTACGATTTGCTTATGAAGGCTAAGAACGACCCTAAGTACGACCTTACACAAGAAGCAAATGAGAACGCACGCGATGCAGCAACAGGGCTTGCAAGAGCGTTTGGATTTGGAGTATAAATGGCCGCATCAGATGCAGCAAATGAAGCACGTTTAGCAGCAGCGGCAAAAGCAGCAGAAACAGCAGCAAAGACTGCTGCGGATAAGCAAGCAGCAATTGATGCTGCAACTGCAGCAACAGTAGCAGCAGGTGGCAAATCTACTGACCGCGCTAATCGTCTTCCAGGCGAAACAGCAACAGAAGCAAATGCTCGCATTACTGCTGGTTATAAAGCACAGGCTAAACCAGAACTAACTCAAGAGGGCGCTGCAGCAGGAGCAACAATTGAATTTGTGCGCACAGGCGCAGGTGGAGTTGGAACATACAAAGAAGTATTTCCAATGGGCGTGCCTATACCTGACACACGCACAACTACTTCTGGTAACGTGTATGATGCACAAGGAAATCTTGTATCTGGTACAGGGCTTAAAACAACATCAACTGGTGCTCCAGTAAATCCAGTAATTCCAGTAAACCCAGTAAATCCACCAAATCCAGTCGTACCTACTGACCGACCAATTGGCACTCCTCCAGCATTCGTATATGACCCAGTGTCAAAGACTTATAAGATGCCAGCAAAACCTACAGAGGCTGGTAATTGGACTTGGGACAATGTTGCAGGTTGGACTAATACGCTTGTAAATCCAGGCGCAACTGGCATGGAAACTGGCAGCGAAAGAACACTTGCCCAAGATACCTTTAAGAACACACTTGCATTATTCTTTGGTGCAAAAGAAATGTCACAGCCATGGGCTAACGCCTTGTTTAAGGTTGTATCAAGTTACTATAAGAGTGGTTCTACTATTGATGAGTCGCTCAATCTTGCACTACAGGATGCACGTAACAAGCCAGAACTAGAACCATTCACCAAGCGTTTTGCTGGTGTGTATGCCCTACAGGACCGCCTTGCAAAAGGTGAAGCAATTGACGTACCAACCATTGCAGAGTTCTTCAAGTCAGAGGCAACTCTCGGTGATAAACTACGTGAGGTTGGTCTAGCAGATTTAGCAACTCAAGAGATTCTTGGCGAAGTACTAGGAACTGGTAAGTCAGTTGCTGCTGTACTTAATCTAGTAAATGATGTCTTTATGACTATTGATAATGCACCAGAGCAACTTAAGAGAGACCTACAGGTTGTAGCGCCAGGAATAGATAGAACATCTATTGCAAAAGCGCTTCTACTTGGTAAGCGCGGTGCGGACGAACTACAGAAGCAAATCAAAGAAGTTAGCGTACTATCTGCTGCTAAGTCACAAGGTCTTACTATCGATAATGCACTTGCTGCAGATATCGCTGCTAGAAACTTTGACTACGGTACATCACTTACTAACTTTGCTACAGTTGCCAAGGGCGCAGTCCCTCTACAAAAGTTAACTGAAATTAGCACAGGTCAAGCAGTTAAGCCTTCTACCGCTCAAGAAAGTCTTATCAAGTCTACTTTCCAGCAAGATGTCAAGGAACAAGAACGCATCCGTCTAGAAGCAGAAAAGGAAGCAGCACGCTTCTCTGGTGCTTCTGGAACATTTGGTTCACGAAGCCTAGCATCACGCAACAGAGCAAACAGAGTAATATAATAGAATCCTGAGTGGACCCATCGGCCCCACCAGTGTAATAGACCGACAGTAGGAGCCAGACCATTTCCCCGAATGGAATCTGTGGCCTGCGAACTAACTACGAATAGAAGGGTGGCGTTGCTATGAGCAACAACTACTGGGACGACGAAGACGATGAACTAGATACAATCGAAGAAGCACCGATGGATGGAAGCGACTTACTTAAAAAGTTGCGTAAAGCCAAGCGTGCAGACGAGAAGCGTATCAAAGAACTTACAGAGCAACTTGAAGGTTTCTCCAAGGCGCAACGTGAGGCAATTGTCAAGTCGACACTAGAAAAGAAGGGCGTCAATCTTAAGGCAGCCCGTTTAGTAATGAAGGACTTGGATGACATTAACGAGGAGTCAGTTTCTAACTGGCTTGATGATAATGCAGACTTGTTCGGACTAACGGTTGCACAAGAGTCAGATGTGAGCCAACATGACCGCGCAGCGTTGCGCAATCAAGACATGGTTACACAGAATGCTTTGACGCCAGACCGAGCAAACGATATTGAATACAGAATGTCCCAAGCAACATCCGAAGAGGACATCCTAGCAATTCTTCGCTCGCAACAATAATTTATCCGTTCATAGTCACTTGGAGGTGACCGCATATGCCTAATGCATATACATCCACAGGCTCTACCACTCTTGGTGGTACAGTCGGCGGTGCAGGTCTTGTACAGAAGGCGTACGACCGTCTTCTAGAGTTTGCACTCCGCGCCGAACCACTAATTCGTTCAGTCGCAGACAAGACTCCAGCACAGCAATCAATCCCAGGTTCAACAGTAGTTCTACAGAAGTACGTTGACCTAAACGCAGTAACAGATACACTAACAGAGACAGTAGACCCAGATTCAGTCGCGTTGTCAACACCTAACACAGTTACAATTACTCTTAACGAGTACGGTAACTCTGTTCTTGTAACACGCGCTTTGGAACTATTCTCACTTGCAGACGTTGACCCAGCAATTGCTAACGTAATTGCGTTCAACCTTGCAGACTCAATCGATAAGGTTGCGATGACTACACTTAACGGTGGAACAAACGTAATCTACGGCGGTTCAACTGCTACATCAACAGCAACAATCACTGCTGCTGCAACACTAGACTCAGCAGACATTCGTCGCGCTGTTGCTAAGTTGCGTTCAGCAAAGGCTGCATACCGCAAGGGTTCACTATACTGGACAGGTATTCACCCAGAAGTTTCACACGACCTTCGTGCAGAGACAGGCGCATCAGGATGGCGCGACCCACACAATTACTCTGATGTAGACAAAATCTACGCAGGAGAAATTGGACAGTACGAAGGCGCGTTCTTCGTAGAGTCACCACGTTTGTTCTCAACTAAGTCAGGTGCAGACCAGACAGCATTGGCAACAACAACAGCAACAGTTGCAGGAACATCAGCAGGATTTACTCTTGGTGTTGCAGCGTCATCTGTCATTGGACAGCGTGCTGAGGTTGGCGACAAGATTTCTGGAACAGGAATCGCATCTGGTGCAAAGATTACTGCAGTTTCAGTAAGCGGAGCAACAGAGACAATCACTGTAGACCTTGCTCACACAGCAGCAGTCACAGTAGGTGCAACAATCACAGTTACACCAGTAACTCGTGTTTACTCAACAATCGTATGTGGAAAGCAAGCACTTGCTCAGGCAGTTGCTGAAGAGCCACACGTTGTTATCGGACCAGTCGTTGACAAGTTGATGCGTTTCCGCCCAATGGGTTGGTACGGCGTACTCGGCTTTGCACGCTACCGTGAAGAAGCACTGTATCGCATTGAAACAGGCTCATCAATCGGCGCTCTATAAGAGTTGATTGACGCTGTGGCAGGGGGGCAACTCCCTGTCACGGAGTAAATTCACTATAAGGAGAAAAATGACTACCTGGCTATTCAGAACACCAACAGTACAAGAAGGTCCTATTGGTGATGCACGCCTATTTTACTTCTATAAATTAGATGTAGGTGTGTCAATCGTAAAGCAAAACGGAGTCTACTCCCAAGAACGATACATCCTTGATTCGGATATCCCAACATTTGAGCAGGTTTATCGTGGTGGCAGAAACTACAACGTTGACGATGCAACAAAGGCAGCATTAATTGCTGGCGGAGTTGGCGTTACAGAGGCAAACTTTACAGAGGTATAGGGACAAATGGGATTACATCAAAGACAGACACATCCAGAGTATGTAGAAGGTTGCTTTGGTTGCAAGATACAACTTCTTGAATTATCTACTGGCGATGCCAAGCGAGATATATCTGACAAGAAGTGGGTCGGAGAATTGAATGCCTATAAAGAAGCAAGAGCACAAGGTATTCAACCAGCAGGAACAACGCACAAACATATCCAACAGGCATACACAGCCAGTGAGGTTCTCAATAAACCTTACAACGCTGACACTATGCCAACTGCAAAAAACATAACCAAACAAACCGTCGAAGTAATGAAAGAAGTGGGAGCAATATAATGGATAAGAAGAATATGATGATGGAAATGATGATGAAGAAGTCTGCTAAGAAGACTGCTAAGAAGGCTGTCGCCAAGAAGGCTGTTAAAAAAGTCGCTAAGAAGAAGATGAAGTAATGCCAAAAGTCGGAGCGAAAGAATTCGCGTACACAGCAAAGGGAATGGCAATGGCAAAGGCTGAAGCCAAGAAGACTGGCAAGCCAATGAAGAAGGCTGTCAAGAAGAAGGCAAAGAAGAAGTAATTATGGCAATGTCATATGACGACTACCAGAACAAACGTTCTTGGCTAGTAGATACAGCAGAGACTCCTGCGGATAAGAAGCGTCTTAAGGCACAACTTGAGAAGTTAAAGGCTCAGTATGATGCTGGTAAGGCTAAGGCTTCACCTACTGCTAAGCCACTTACAGGTGGGGCAGCAATCAAAGAAATACAACGCCAGACATCTCCTAAGGGTGTAGCACAAGCAGAAGCACAGGCACGTGCTGCTATTGAGAAGCAATACCCAGGACTTTACATTCCTGAGGTAAAGAAGGCAACAGACCTATCACGTTCAAGAAACAAAAATTTCGGCAAATGAAAAACAAAGTCGAGAAAGTAATGGGCGAGTTTAAGCGGGGAACACTTCACTCTGGAAAGGGTGGCAAAGTTGTTAAGTCTCGTAAACAGGCTGTGGCTATTGCTCTCTCTGAAGCAGGCAAGTCAAAAGCGAAAAAAACTGTTAAGAAAGCGAAGAAAAAATAATGAAAGCAAAGCATCCAGGATTTAAGAAAGTTGCCCAAACAATCGCTAAAAAGCAAGGCGTTTCTATGGAACGTGCTGGCGCAATCCTTGCCGCTGGTGCTCGCAAAGCATCTAAGAAAGCAGTCAAGGCTAACCCACGTCTTAAGAAAGTATCTGGCGTAGTTAAGAAGAAGAGTAAGTAAATGACAGACCCAAGACTAAAGCGAGCAGGAGTATCGGGCTTTAATAAGCCTAAGCGTACACCAAGTCACCCTAAGAAGTCACACGTTGTTGTGGCTAAAGAGGGAGATAAGGTTAAAACTATTCGCTTTGGTCAACAGGGCGTTACTGGCGACAAGAAGCCAACTGCACGTCAAGCATCATTTAAGGCTAGACACGCAAAGAATATTGCTAAAGGAAAGATGTCAGCAGCCTATTGGGCAGACAAGGTGAAGTGGTGAAAAAGAAAGCATTCTGGGACAAGAAGAATCCTAACAAGAAATCAACACCTTTGACTGCAGCACAAAAGGCTAAAGCAAAGGCAAGAGCAAAAGCAGCAGGTCGACCTTACCCAAATTTAGTAGACAATGCAGCAGTGAAAAGAAAGGCTAACTAATGGCTAGTGTTCCAGGTTTATCATTTTGTGCTGAACTTAATCGTTTGGCAAATGGTGGAAATTATCCACTAATGACTGCGTTTAAAGAGTCACAAGGCGCAGCCAATGCTTGGGCTGGGACAACAGGCAAGGGCTTAATTGCTGCTCTGAACTACAAGGCTGATGCAAATCGTCAACCTAATAACTTTAAAAACCTTAACGCTATCTGCAATGAATTAGCGTCTACTACTGGACTATCTGCTCTTGCAGCATTGAGGACTATCTAATGCCAACACTTGAAAGTATGATTGATGAAGTGCTTATCAACCTTGCAGGTTATACATACCAGCAGGATAGAGCAACCTACATTACTCAAGATGTTCCTGCTACAGCATCTACTATTGCTAGTCCAACTATTCTTCAGTTAGCATCTACCGATAATATCGGTAAGGGTGCTATTGAGATTAACGAAGAACTGTTTTGGCTAGACTCATTTGACCGCGTATCTAATACAGCCACCGTTCCTCCTTATGGTCGTGGCTACTTAGGAACAGATATTGCTGCACACACTGCTGGCTCCAAAGTTACTATCACACCTACATTCCCACGCTATGTTATTAAGAAAGCAATCAACGATACTATTGCAGCCTTTGGCTCTACTATCTTTGCTGTTAAGACAACATCATTTACTTTTAATGCAGCCCAGACTACATACCCATTCAATAACTTGGGCATCCACAACATTATGACAATTATGTGGCAAGACATTGGACCTTCAGAAGAGTGGTTCCCAATCCGTCGCTGGTCTTGGGATTCATTGGCTTCAACTACAGCATTTGGTGCTGGAGCACAGACTGTAACAATTGGTGATTTTGTTCAACCAGGTCGTACGGTGAAGGTTGTCTATGCAACTGACCCAGTTCCATTTACAAGCAACTCGCAGGACTACTCAACACAAACAGGATTACCTGATTCAACACGCGATGTTGCAATTCTAGGTGCTTCTTATCGCCTGTTGACTTACTTGGACCCAGCACGTGCGTCTCAGGTAAGTCCTCAGGCTGATGAGACAGATAGTAAGCGTCCATTCGGTGCATCACAGACTGCTACCAAGCAACTCTACGCACTTTATACACAACGCCTTAACGAAGAAACAGCAAGACAGCAAGCCCAGTATCCAATCCGCGTTCACTACAGCCGATAGGTAAATAAATGACAACAAGAAAATATTCCTCTCGCTCCCAGCAAACTACGCTAGCAGCCAACCTTACAGATGCAGCCACAACCTGTACTGTAGTTTCTGGCACAGCGCTACTTGGCGGAGCAACCGTCCCCGCAGGTACAACATTTACTGTTGTCATTGACCCAGACACAGCCCTTGAAGAAATTGTAGATGTTACGGTTGTTAGTACTAACGTATTAACAATTACCCGTGGGGTTGAAAACAATGGTACTGGACAGGCTCACTCCGCTGGTGCTGCTGTTCGCCATATGGCAATTGGTCGTGACTTCCGCGAAGCCAACCTTCACATTGAAGCAACTGGTGGATACAACGATGGTACTGGTGCTCACACGATGCACGGTATTGCAGCGGGTGAAGGCGATGTTGTAGGTACACTTAAGACTCAGACTCTTACTAACAAGACTTTAACAGCACCTACTATTACTAACCCAAGCATCTCTGGTGCTGGTGTAGATGCAAGCATTGTCTTTGAAGGTGCAACACCTGATGCCTTTGAAACCACCCTTACAGTGGTCGACCCTACACAAGATAACACAATCACCCTGCCTAACACAACTGGTACGGTAGTTCTTACAACAGCAACTCAAACTTTAACTAACAAGACTATGGGCGATGCCCTTAATGCTGGTGGGTTCAAGATTACAAATCTTGCTACACCAACACTTGCAAGCGATGCGGTACGCAAAGACTTTGCAGATGCTCAGGTAGCAGCAGCAGCGACAAGTGCTGCGTCTGCTGCAACTTCTGCTGCCTCAGCAGCAACATCAGCATCTTCTGCTTTAACCTCTGCTAACTCAGCAAGCGCATCTCAGACTGCAGCAGCAACCTCCGCTGCCAGTGCAGCCACATCTGCTTCTACTATGGCAGCAAGTGTTACCGCTGCTCAATCTTCTGCAACTGCTGCAGCAAGCAGCGCAACTGCTGCTGCTACAAGCGCAACAAGTGCAGCCGCTAGTGCAACCGCAGCAGCAACCTCAGCAACGAGTGCAGCGGCATCTGCCACAGCAGCGGCTACATCAGCCACATCTGCTGCAGCAAGTGCAACCACTGCTGCTAACTCAGTAGCAACAATTGCAGGTTATGCAAGTTCTGCTGCCACATCAGAGGCTAACGCCGCAGCCAGCGCAACTGCTGCTGCAACATCTGCTGCATCTGCAGCGGCATCTACAAGTGCTGCTGCTGCTAGTGCTGCTTCCGCAGCAACAAGTGCTACATCTGCTGCAGCAACTTATGACAACTTTGATGATAGATATCTAGGAGCCAAGTCAAGTCCACCTACATTGGACAATGATGGCAATGCACTTATTACTGGTGCTTTATATTGGAACTCAGTATCCAATGAGATGTTTGCCTGGACAGGTTCTGCTTGGGGTTCAATCTCATCTACTGCTGCAATCTTTCGTTACCGCTACACAGCAGCAGGCGGAGAAACATCAGAGTCAGGTCCAGATGACAATGGCGTAACGCTGTCCTACCTACCAGGTAAGGAGCAGGTATATCTCAATGGTGTACTACTTGTTCGTGCTCAAGACTACACAGCAAGCAATGGAACAAGTATCTCAGCATTAAGCCCTGCACTTACATCAGGCGATGTGCTAGAGATTATTACATTTACTGCATTTGATTTGGCTACAACAATTCCTAATACAATCTTTGATGCAAAGGGTGACTTGCTAGTAGGCACTAGCGCAGATACCCCAGGTAAAATTGCCGTTGGAACTAACGGACAGTACCTGCAGGCTGACTCAAGTACTGCTACTGGACTTACTTGGTCAACAGTATCTGGTTACTCAGCACCAACTTTAGGTTCAACATCTATCGCATCAGGTGCAACAGTAACTAATGTTAATGGGCTAACA